GGTCTGATGGTGTATTAGGGTCTAACTCATTTAACTCAAAAGAACCCCCGAGTCTAATTTTGTATTTCTTACCATTAGCTAAACCCTTTATCGGTTCATCCACACCTGGTATTTTAACAGTTAATTCTTTGGGGTTTATCATAATTAACCATCCATTATCTAACTCTAAGATATTGTGGTCACCATTTGAACCTTTTTTAATTCTCCCCCTGTGGTCACCATTGTGTAGTACAACATTTTGGTCCCACTTACTCAACCCACTAGCTAATATCTTAAATTTAATACCGAAATCCATAGCACTAAGTTGTTCCATGGTGTAGATATCATCGATATGGTCCACACCAACACCCATTGACCTTAGATTACTTCTCATTTTATCTAAAGTCACCGATACCTTATCTGAACTACTAACTGAACTGTTTCTAATTACTTTAGAATCAACCTCCAGCAGAACAGTGACACCCCTCTTTATAATACTTTTTAATCTATTAGACATAAACTAGTTTTACATATAAATATCTTAAAATACTATTTAAAGTTATTTCTTTTTATTAGCTTTATCGTACGCTTTCTTCTTCTCTTCTAATTCCTTTTGCCAATAGTCAAGATATAACCTTCTTTCGTAGACGGGCATATTCTGTACACACTCATATGAAAAACTCATGTGTTTGACTAAATAGTAAATTTCTTGGGTAAGACCTAACTTATACTCCAGCGTTAGGCCAAAAAAAGTCGAGTCCAATTGGAACTCCAACGGGAAACGTCTCACCTGAAGGACCCTCCACTTCCACAGTCAAATCAATACCTGGTTCAATACTATCAGAATATTCTCTGAATTTTAATGAATCAAAAGCTGGCATTACTTGAATAAACTGTCCTATGTAATTTTTATCAATATTACCATCAATCGAATGGATTTGTGTTTCCAATCTATATGTTAACGTGTTCGATATTTGTGACTTGGTAACTTTGTTACGAGCCTCAGACTTCTTAATGATTTCACTTTCATCATTTACTGTTAAAAGTTTGAACTTGATTGTCTTTTTAGACCTCGGTAAATCGAATTCGAAAAGACCATTTTCATCAGGGTCAGCACCTAATGGTTTAGATTTTAGTGTACTTAGGTTGACATCATAATCAAATTCCTCATATGTGTTAGGGTCAGTTAATTTAACTGGGTACATTTCACCATACCCTGTAGCTCTTAACCAAACCATAACAGAATTTCTATCACCAACTAACATATCCTTAATTGGGATTGGGAATTCTTTAATTTTTCTATCCAACAATACATCAATAACTTTACCGTTCTTAATTAAGTTCGGTGATGTTAGGATATTTTCATCAGACGCAGTAAGGTATTGAACCTTAACTGTGTTATTTTTACCAGGGTATAATAACCCTTTTGATGGAAGTTCGATTACATCGAATGGAACTTCGAAATTTGTTTGTTGATTTTCAGTTGACATTAAAAACTATTTTAATTATTATTATTACACTACAAGTATAAAAGTGACTTATAATTTGTAAAGTGTTACTTATAAATAACTACATACTCATTTTTTATTAAAACAATTGTATATTTATAGACAATAATATACTAAAAACACTGAACTATGAATTTAGAATACTTCCTAGAGAATAAAAATGGGTCTAGATTAAAACCAAAATCATTAAAAAAGGAGAACATAACATTATATAATAAGATATTAGATTATAATGTAGGTAATGGTTTTAATGATTTACCGTTTAAGGAACAAGTGTGGTTCTACATTAATAGGTGTGACACAAAACCCAAATGTGGTGTGTGTGGTGGGGAAACAAAGTTTGAACGAGTGAGTACTGGGTATCGTAATTATTGTTCTATTAAATGTAAATCCATATCTAAAACGGTAAAAGATAAAACAATAAACACATTTAATGAGAAATATGGTGGACACCCAATGAAGAACGATACCATTAAAGATAAAATAAAGAAAACTAACATGGGTAGGTATGGTCATGAATCCCATTTAAGTTCCGAAATCATAAAATCTAAAATAGAATCAACCAACCTAATTAAATATGGTGTTAAACGACCATTAGAATCAAAAACCATCCAAGACAAAAGTCGTAACACTATGATGGATAGACATGGTGTTGAACATGGTTTACAATCAGATGATATACACAAAAAAACCACAGAGTCGTTAATAAAGAATAATGATTGGGGTGTGTTTTATGGTAAAATACAGGACACTAAGGAATGGTTATATGGTGATAAAAACTATAATAACACGGAGAAAAATAAAGAAACGTGTTTAGGGAAATATGGTGTTGATAGTGTCTTAAAAAACCCTGACATACGAAATAGAATCAGTGATACAAAATTGAGGGACAGTGTTAGTGGATATAGGTTTGGTGGTGATATAGAAATTGTTTCACATGACAGTGACACATGTTGTGTTTATTGTAAAGTGTGTGGTATGGAAACTGAGACACCGAGACATTTTATGGTGATGAGGGGTTATAGGGGCAACAACATGTGTCTCGAATGTAACCCCAAAGGTAAATTTAATTCAGAAAATGAGTTAACACATTTTATTACTGAGGAATATGTTCAGAATGATAGAACTGTATTAGAGGGGTTAGAGATTGACATCTTAATACCTAACAAAAAAATGGGTATAGAGTATGATGGTGTTTATTGGCACAATGAACTATATGTGGATAAAAAATATCACCTAAATAAAACCGAATTAGCTAAACAAAAGGGGTATGATTTAATACACGTATTTGAGGATGAATGGGTTAATAAGGAACCCATTGTTAAATCTATCATTAACAATAGGTTAGGTAATACACTTGATAGGGTTTATGGTAGGAAATGTGTTATTAAAGAAATTAACTCTAAGGTGTCAAAACAATTTCTAATAGATAACCACATACAAGGGAATGTTAATTCTAAAATTAAATTAGGTTTGTATCATGTTGATGAGTTGATATCGGTTATGACCTTTGGTGGTAATAGGGTAGCTTTAGGTTCTAAAAATAGGGTAGGTGAATGGGAAATGTTACGATTTTGTAATAAACTGAATACCTCGGTTATCGGTGGTGCATCAAAATTATTCAAGTACTTCATTAAAACATATGAACCACAAAAAATAACAACATACGCTGATAGACGATACTTTAATGGTGGGTTATATGAAAAATTGGGTTTTACCTTCCATTCGAATACCGTACCTAACTATTACTACGTAATTAACAACAAAAGACATCACAGGTATAAATTTAGGAAAGATGTTTTGGTTTCGGATGGTTATGATAAAAATAAAACGGAACACCAAATCATGTTAGAACGTAAGATATATAGAATATATGATTGTGGTAATAGTAAATGGGAATGGGATATTTAGAATAAATATTAATTTAGTCTTTGTCACTAAGAAACTTATCCCTATATTTGTATAACGTATTAAAAAAAATAAACAATGGGAAATGGTATAACAGTGATTGGTAAATTTGAAGAAAAGGTCTTGGTTGATTTTGATTTAACGGGTAAAGTTAGAGAATATATTTCAACCCTAACTAAGGAACTAGGTGTTGGTAAGTACAACAACTCACACACATATAAAGACACAAATGGTGTTGTGGTCATGGTGGAACCAATGACCGTGGTGTATGATGACATATATAAACAAAGAGAGATATCCTACCGTTTAGAACACATATATAAAAATGTATTGGGTGATTATAGGATAGCTGACAGAGCTCACCAAATAGATAGGAAATATAACCCTAATAACATCTTTTTCAGTGTGTTAACTAAGTCGATAACGTTATGTATGTCACAACAGTATAGAAAATTCTATACAGCGATACCAACAAGTGATAAACAAATAGATGAGAATTTACCTAAAAACCTTAAAATAATGTCAAAAACCTACAAGACCTTGGTAGGTAAGAACAAAGCTTTGGTTCGACAAATGAAGAAAGGTTGGGATTGGTCTGATGTTAATTTTATAGTGAAAGAAAATAGGGAAAAGGTCGTAACTGATTATGTTGGTCATTTTTATGATTTCGACACACAAAATTCACTTGTATTGTATGTAATAAACCCCGATAAATAAATTAAAAATTATGGAAAAATATTTCACAACAAAACGTATCTCATTAAAATTAAAGGGTTTTGGTTTTAATGAAAATTGTGTAGCTCACTTTAACGATAATAATGAATTAATTATACATGGTGATGAAATACCATTTAATGAACACAAATTCTCATCACCCATGTATGAACAAGTAATTGATTGGTTGTATGATAACTATTCCATGAAGATTGACACCTTAAAAACAGCTGACCCAGCTATCACACCGTATTACAGTGTGTTCATCTACGGTAACGTTAGGGTTTATGGTATAACACAAAAACTAAATGGGGGTTTACTTAAAGAAGATGGTTCACATTTTAACCGACACAACATTTTTGGGACAACACACAAAAAAATGGGAGTTTTACGGGAACAACGGAATAACACTTTAGAAAATGTTATTTTAATGTCACTGGAGTACATAGAAAAATTTAATCACATCATCTATAATGAACCAATCATACAGGGTTACAGTGATGGTACAGTGAAAACGTGGAAATCAATCGTAGACATATGTGAAAAAGGTGATTTCCCTAACTACGTATTACAAAACATAAACCCAACATACATTTTAAGTAAACTTATAAAACAATGGGAGGAGAAAACCACTAAATACATGGTGATAGTGGATGGGATGAATACTTTTATGGGTGGTGATAACCTATCGAATGGTGTACACTATGTACAAGGTAAATTCTATTTAAAGTTTAGTGGTGATACACATAAAATTCTATTTGATTTGATATCCCATTCTGAGATAGAGGGTAGAATCTTTCGTGAGTATAATGATTTAAAAATGTAACCACAAACTAATTAAAATATGGTTATATATTTGGCCGTTAGTTATATTATCCCTATATTTGTATAACATTAAAAATGACATAAAACATGAACACAGATAAATTAGATAGATTAAAAGAAATACTTTCAGTACCATCGTACTCAGGTGATGAATCAAGAATGATTAGTTACTTAAAGGGTGTGTTGGATGAACAAGGTTATGACCACACTATTGATGAACAAGGTAACATTTATGTTACTAAGGGTGTGTCAGAAGCGTACCCATTGTTTGTAGCACATACCGATACAGTACATAGGGTGAATGAAAATTTAAGAATTAAAGAATATACCCACAACGGGGATGGTCACGTAGATAAATTAGCTCTAACAGGTTTTGATTCAACTAATGATAAACCATCAGGTTGTGGTGGGGATGACAAATGTGGTGTGTATTTAGCGTTAGAAATGTTGGATACTTACGATAATGTTAAGGCAGCATTCTTCATCTCAGAGGAAATAGGTTGTATCGGTTCAAGGGGAGCGGTTAAAACAAACCCTGAGTTTTTTGAGAACGTAGGGTACGCTATCCAATACGACTCACCTGAGGGTAACTCATTGAGTTCTACTTTAATGGGTAAATACTTGTTCGAGAGTTCAGATGTGTTTACTGATAAGGTCGGGGGTTTAATTAGAGAACATGGTATCACGGAATGGGCGAACCACCCTTACACAGATATTTGGCCTTTAATGGATACATTTGACTTTTGTTGTTTGAACTTAGCGGCTGGTTACTACAGATACCACACAAAACATGAGTATGTTATCGTTGATGATGTTCAAAATGGTTATGACTTAGGTATTAAATTGGTTGAAACATTAGGTGAAACTAAGTACGTAAGACCTGATAAGAGTTATTCTTACACTTACCCAACGAGGGGTACACAATCAACGTCTAGAGTACAAACCAACACAGGTACACAAGTTTTAGTTGAACGTGTTGAAATCACACCTGAAGAAGAAACTAGAATGGATGACCTACAAGTGAAGTCGTTACATGCTTGGTCTGAGGGTGACTGGGTTTTCTATGATGACTACACTGAGAGAAAGTGGGTGAGTCATAATGATAATGATGATGATGATGATTATTTCGGATAAAATATAAAAAGGGACCTTAATAGGTCCCTTTTCTTTTTTTAAACCCCTTCTTGTTGTTCTTCACTTGGTTGTTCTGAATCAGTAGATTCATCACTATGGTCACCACCATCCATAACACATTGTAATACCATATCTTTGTATTTATCATCATTATTCATGTGTTTAAGTTCAGACATTAATTCAGACATACCACTAACACCACCTTCGATACACTCACCCAACGAATGTGATACGTGACTAATACTACCCTTAATTTTATCTTTATGTTGTCTTAATATAAAAAAGGCAATAACCAATAGGACCAATTCATAAAATTTAGTACTACTAGTAACTAGTTCAACAATTTCGGGTATATGACTCAAACCATGACCCATAACTGTTGTAAAACCGTGGACACCAACAATCGTTATACTAGCGTAAAACAATGTTGTTGCTAACGTTTCCATCAAATCACTATCCATTAACACTATTGGTGCTAAATAAGTAGCTAAAGCTGTCGTTAACACCTTAAAGAACCCCATAACCAATGTCTTATGAATCCATTCCCCAGCTTTTTCAAACCAAGTCTTACCTAATACTCTTGGGTGATTCTTTAACGCTTCTTCAGCACACCTCTTTTTATCTTCTTTAGGTAAATCTTTACAGGTCTTACTTTTTTTAGCGGCCACCTTAAGTATACCATTCCATACCCTTCTAAACCAAGTACCTATCAAATCAATAATCTTCCCCGAAGCTAAAGCCGAACCAACAACCATACCAACAACCTCATTTAAAACCACTTTGGATTGGGTACTCTCTAGTATCATACTACGGTCATACTTAATATTTAATTCATCACACGACTCAAATAGTGTTGTGATGTATTCATAATCACTAATGAAAGTATCATCATGTGTCATCTCCAATCTTAAATTAGCTTCAAATATATTTTGTTTTTTGTCGTATCTTCTCATAACTTAAATTGTTTGGTCAGGGAACCACCCGTAATCGTCTTCTTCAGTTTCATCAGGTTTCCCCATGTTAATTTGTTTATATAATAAATATGTGGTGTTATGAAGGAATTTCGAAAATTACCCTACCGTTATTAGGGAGGCCTTCATCACTATCTTCATCCATAAGTTCGTGAATAAAACATTCCTCAGTATCACACCCAAAATATTCTAAATCACCACCTAAAATGGACCACCTTGGGTTGTTGTGTAATTCGATATGGTCGATTATACCCGTACCACTCACTTTATCCATAATTCCCACATTAAACGATGAGATTAATATTGGTTTAACATATTTAATGTATTCATCATGTGTTATGTATGGGTAGAAATAAAACACATAGTGATAACCATCAAATTTTAGATTTTTAACGTCTATTGATGGTTGGATGTCGTCAGCCCACCCAAAACTGTTAACTTCTTCTTCTATTATTTTTTTAATGTTCATATCTTATAAATATTATGATAAATGGGTTAATTGTTCCATTACCCATTCAGGTCGTTCATTAATGTCAGTTTCCCAAAAACGGAGGAGGGTGATACCATTAGTGTTTTCACATGTTTCACATTTGTATTGCATAATTTGTCCCCTTTGTATATAAACACACACATAAAGGGGACAAAGTCAATATTCGATGAAGGAATTCTAAAATACGTGTATGGCCCTATCAAAACGAAGTGTAGCAGATATATCAGCGATATCAGATGAACTATAATCCAAATCACCAAATCCAACGTTAGTTAACATTGTACCTTGTAATATCCATTTTTCAATCACCACACCTGTTGGGTCAAGTAATTCAAGTTCAATATCCTTCTTATAACCAGCAGCATAACCTTGTCTACCTGTAACTGATTCAGAATGTAATCTCACCCATTCCATTAATGCTTGTGATGCTGAAGGTCCAATAGGGTCTCTAAATGATACCTCAATTGTGTCCCAAGTAAATCTACCCAGTACATATGTTGATGTATTCAAGAACTGAATTTCAGTTTCTTCCTGAGTAATAGATGGTCTAGCACCAGACGATACGAACCACTCTTGAATTCCTAACGGTGTAGGGAATCTAAATATAAACCTATTCTTCTTTTTTGGTTCGTAAGGAATAGGCATTCTCATTAATAAATCAGCCATGTTGTGTTTTGTTTTAGTTTTTTAGTTTTATTCTTTAATAATAAATATGTTACCATTTACTTTTTTATTCGGTAATGTGTTTGACCACCCATTTTTATTATGGGTAACTAAAAACATTAATTATTTAATATATCATCATAATCACTAATCATCTTATTCATGGTAATACTTAAATCATTTAGTTTAACAACCTGTTCATCGGTCAACCAAAAATATTTACCCTGACCATTCATCTTAGTTTTGGGTACTTCTGACATAATACCACCCTTTTTCACATACGGTTTTCTACCTTTACGAACATTTAAGTGATACTCCGAAGACCAATTCGAGGTATCTAAATCACTAACATTCATAATGGTAGTGTTGTCGTTTTCTTTTAATATTTTTTTAATAATGTTCTCTATGTCTCTCTCATTTAGTTTAACTACCCTCATTTGACTATTCGTTTTATTATAAATATCCTTGTAAGGAGTTAAATAACTAAAACGTAGTCACAAAAAATATCACACAATATTAGGTAGACTTAATTAAAGTCACTATCTTTGACACAAACCATAAAAATAAAATATATGAATAACGAATTTAACAAGTACGCAAAACAACATTTAGGTCTTCACGAAAAGTTAATCGCTGGATACCAAGGTATTACAGCTCAACTACCAATGACACCTAATGGTTCGGTAACACCGACAATTATTGAGGAAAGAAAGTTAAATGTGGCCGCAATGTCCGTGTTTGACCGTTTGATGATGGATAGGGTTTTATGGATAGCTGGACCCGTTGATGACCGAATGGCTGTCATCGTTCAAGCACAATTACTTTTCTTGTCTAACCAAGACCCGAAGAAACCAATTAAATTCCACGTTGACTCACCAGGTGGGTCAGTTAAAGCTGGTTTATCCATGGTGGATAGTATGGAGTTGTGTTCAGCACCTATTGAGACGATTAACACAGGGATGGCGGCATCAATGGGTTCTGTTATATTAGGAGCTGGAACAAAGGGGATGAGAAGTTCTCTTAGACACTCGAGAACCATGTTACACCAATCAAGTGGTGGTGTTCAAGGTAACATCCAAGATGCTGAAATCACATGGAACGAATGGAAGAAAGTGAATAAAGAGTTGTTCGTCTTATTAGGTGAGTACACAGGTAAGGATTGGGAAGAAGTTGCTAATGATGCATCAAGGGATTTATGGTTATCAGCTGAAGAGGCCGTCGATTATGGAATCATCGATAATCTAGTTTTACCACCACACTTAATGAAGTAGTGTAAAGACTAAGAAACAATAAAGGGACCTACTTAAGGTCCCTTTTTTTTTATCGTTGTGAATATGGAACATTAATTCCCATATACCTTTTTAATGTACCTGACTTCCATGATTCGTAGTTTGGTCCGATGGAATACATAAATTCACCGTTAGGTCCCTTTTCTGTTTTAATAATCCCCGAATCTTGTATGGAACCGAAGAATTGTGATTGGTGACCTGAATAATATTCTCTTTCTAAAACTTCCAAATAGAACTCACGTTTAGTCCCACCAGGGTTCCATCTAACCCAATCCACAAATTTTCTTGTTAATGAATTCCATCTCGGTGGGTAATTAAATTTAAATGTTGATGAACTATTATTGGGTGACCAATATGTATTGTCATCATCATATACATGTTTGTCCTTATGTTTATTATTTGGTTCCACCTTATCAGCTAAAACTTTCATAGCCTCATCTCTCGTATAACCGAGTCTTTTTGTTAAGGCATTCAACATAACATATGGACCACCTTCAATCTCACGTTTCGTTAATAGACCAATAAAGTAATCATGTCTATTAGCTGGGATTTCCTTAACCCAATCGAAATCGTTCTCTTTTAATATTTTCTTAATTAAATTTTTCATAATATCTTATAGATAAATATCTCCATCAACCTGAACCGATTGTCTTATTTGTTCTTCGGAATGTGTTTCACTGATTGGTGTCCTCAACAAATACAAATTACCACCAACAGATTGAAGATTACCGAGGGATGTGATTTTTGTCCCATTCAAAAACAAATAACCACCAACGGATTGGAGATTACCGAGGGATGTGATTTTTGTCCCTCTCAAATTCAAACCACCACCAACGGATTGGAGATTTCCGAGGGATGTGATTTTTGTCCCATACAAATCCAAATAACCACCAACGGATTTAAGATTACCGAGGGACGTGATTGGTGTCCCCCACAAATCCAAATAACCACCAACGGATTTAAGATTACCGAGGGATGTGATTGGTGTCCCCCTCAAATCCAAATCACCATCCCAATGTTCCCCAAAGGTCCATTCGGTGATGTCGTTATCTTTAATATGTTGAATCACCTCCTTATGGGTGAATTCGTGTTCCTCAATCCAATCGAAATCATTGATTTCTTCTTTTATAATTTGTTTTATGTTTTTCATCTTAATATAAATATTTGGATTGTTGGTAATGGACAAACCACTATCGGTTGGGTTTTTAGGTTTCCTTAACCCAAATTTTATTGTAGAATAATGTGAAGGTGTTGTTCCAAACAGCACCCATAATAAGTATCTGACCGATGAAGTTAACCACATAGTCAACCCACCCACATGTTAGTTGTATTGTTAATACAGGACTAAATACCATAAGTGTAATACTTGTACAGATGAATATAATCATCCACATCTTAAAGAAGTGCCACGAGTCGGTTAGTTGAACGGGTTTATTCATTCCGAAGTACCACTTAACCCTACCCTTTTTAGGGTCTCTATCGACGTACTTGTTCCTCCAACCCTCGTCAGAATTCCACCATAGTGGGTTCTTAAAACTAGAAAAAATACTATCCCCTTGGTGGTGGTCAACCGTATCTAATACCGAATTACATATCGACGCTAATAACAGGGAGAAGATGGAAAAAATATAAATAACCATTACCTACTTGTCCCGTTTTTTAAGTCATTCCAATGTTGTAGAGTCTTAAATATCAATAGAACCCATATAAGGAATATGAAACCCTCAACCAAATAGAATACCCACTCACCACCCCAGTCACCCGTCTTGGGTCCTTGGAATATAGCCATTAATACCATAAACGAACCTAATAATAGGAACGTCCCTATTCTACTAAAATTCATAACCCACTTACTGAAACGTAATCCACCCATTTGATGTTTTTCATCCACTGGTGAGAAGAACCCACCTTTTGTTTTTTTAATTAAATTTTTCATAATGTCTTTACATATAAATACCACCACCAACCTGAACCGATTGTCTTATTTGTTCTTCGGAATGTGTTTTACTGATGGGTGTCCCACTCAAATACAAATCACCAACAACGGATTCAAGGTTTCCAAGGTTTGTTATTGGTGTCCCTTCCAAATACAAATCATCACCAACGGATTGAAGATTTCCGAGGGATGTGATGGGTGTCTCTTCCAAAAACAAAAATCCACCAACGGATTCAAGGTTTCCAAGGTTTGTTATTGGTGTCCACCCCAAATCCAAATAACCACCCCAATGTCCCCCAAAGGTCCATTCGGTGATGTTATTATCTTTGATGTGTTGAATCACCTCATCGTGGGTGAATTCGTGTTCCTCAACCCAATCGAAATCGTTGATTTCTTCTTTTATAATTTTTCTAATACCCATTAATCCCTTTCGATTACAATTTTGTTATTACCACCTTCAGATGTATCGTACACAACAAAGTGTATTTCAGGGTATATATGTTTCAGTTCATTCTCAATGAACTCTTCTGACGCCCTAACGTTCCTTATGTCGTCGTCAGAGAACCCAACAGAAACTTTAGTGTAATGACCCGAGTCAACCAATTTCTGTACGTTACGTAAGACCTTCTGGGTAAAGTGTTCAATAGCCACTTTCTTAGCGTGTTCAGGGTTAGCAGCCCCACCTGTCGTATCCAAACCAAATCGTTCACCGAACTCTTCAGATGAAACAGGGTAGTACTCACCGAACTCATTTAAATAGATGTCGATTATTTGGTCGTTGTTTAATGAACCCGACTTTAATTGTTGATGACCTTCAACATCCTGTGGTATATTCTTACGAATATTACTTACCATAGTCTCTTCCTCTTCATCAGTTAACACTAAATCGATGAATATTCTAACACCTTGTTTTAATGCCTCAGGTTTGTGACCTCTTGCTGTGTTAATAGCGAATTTATTACCATATATCATCGACTCTTTAAACTTATCAAAACTAGGTGCGTGTTTCTCATCACGGATAGCTTGAACAGTGTCATCTAAGAATGATTGTGTACTTCTGAAGTTTTCGAATGCAACACCAGGGTCACTATTCCTTAACCTATATTCAGGACTTGTACGAATCTGTGCGAACTCCTCCGTTGAAACATCAACAGGTGTCCACCCACCACCTTCTTTCTTATCCATCTTAATCTTAGTTGGCATAAATAAGATATTATCGTCCCAGTCAAATATATAAGACCTCGACGCCACTTCGTTTAGATGTGTTTTAATTGTTTTGTATTGTGATTCAGTTATAACTAGTTTTTCCATTTTCTACTTTTTATATAAATATTAGGTGGGGCATAAAAAAACCCACCGTGTGGTGGGTTTTAAACATATCCATAAGTTTTGTAACTTAATTTCTTCTTTTAACTCTTCTTCTGTTTTCAGCTACCGAACCTTTTACATGTTTCTTAGCGTCCTTAGATTGTTTTACCTTGTCACCTTTAGTTCCAGGTTTAACCTCACTTGCGTTTGGTGTGTTTTCTCTTTCATCAACCATATCACCAGATTCAGAACCCTTTACATGTTTCTTAGCCTCAGCCGCTTGTTTCTTAGCGTCGTTACGACCCCAATCCTTCTTAGATGGGGTTCCACCACCGTTTGGTCTCTTTTCAACCATAGTTCCACCTTCGGAACCTTTAATGTGTTTTGTTGCTTCAGGTGCTGCTGCCTCCATTACGAAGTTTTCTACCAACTTCTCAACTTGTTCTTTTGTTACTTTATATCTTGTACCCATTTTTATATTAGTATTTGTAATTAATTATTTTATTGAATGATGCTAAATCTTTCTTAAGGTTTTCACTTATTAGATTATGTTCACCAGCTTGACCAGCTAATTTCTTCGTTGATTCAGCAACAACGTCTAAGTCTTCAGATTCTTCTAAATCACAGTCCTCTTCAAGGTCTTCAACCTCTTCAACCTCTTCAATTACCTCATTTTCATCAACATCAACTTCTATTATCTCTTCATCCTCTTTCAAGATACCAGCTTGTTTCATAGTTGATTCAACCAGGTTAGTGATATCACTCTTTTTTATAATTTTACTCATAGTATTGTTTTATAATAAATATGTGTTAATTCTTAAAAAGTTAGGTAATTAAAATGTTAACTCGAACTTCATGGTACCACAATCCCATATCCTATCATAACCGTTCTCTCTCATAATTTCCCACTCGGTTTTGTTTGGGTCAAATCCTTTACCGACGAGAACACTTTTTCGATAGTTATATCGATGTTCCCTAGTGTTATAACCTACCTTGGTGTACCAATAGTTCGGTGGTGATTGTTTTATGAATTTAAATTCATTTTTGTTATACCCATTTTCAGTTATATTATTACCTGACCATCGAATGTCAGCGTATGTGAATAACCTATCCGTTAAACCCATACCGATAAAGTGTTTCAGTAATTTAGACATCCCACCATTAACATTATTGTTGATTAGTGAGGCAAACCGAATAAGTTCCCAATTTGATTCACCTTGTGTGATTTTACGTTTACCGAAAGTCATCACAGAAACTAATAGGTCATTATGGTATAAACCTAGGTTTATACCACTTTTAGTGTCACCTTGTATATGGTTCTGTGTTAAAAACACCTTCTTGGTTTTATAGTCTAACACTTTAACCACACATTTCCTACCATGTATTTTATTTGGTGTTATTTTTAATAAATTACGTAACCTAGATAATATTAATTCATAATTATCTAATTCATCACTGAATATATGGATTAACTTAATGTGTTTATCTTTACATAAATCAGTTTTCTTTAGATGGTAATTTTTATCCTTACCATTACCCTCACTATGCCAATACAAACCATTTAATTCTATAGCTAAATTGTGTTCTGGGATATAGAAGTCTAGTTCCATTGGTGATATTACTTTTCTATCGTTTTTTATGTAATTAATCCCATTACTTATTAAAAATTGTTCTAACTTAATTTCTGATTTTGGGTTTGTTATGATTGGTTTACAAACTCGACATATCGGTACCATTCCACTACCTAACACAGTACTCGTAAAACTATTATCACACATCAAACAATGGAAGGTGTAATGTCTAGATGTGTTACCGTCTTTATTATTTATGTAGTCATCAACAATTATTAAATCATTTTTAAATAAACGTTTGGTTAGTAGCTCTAGGTGTTTAACCCTAACGGTTTCCTTTTGTTTACGTATAGATGTTTCTGTGTCTCTATTCACCATTGTTTTCTCATGTATTTCTTTTACATTCCACACATGGTCAACACCATACTTTTCTTTTACGGTTTTTTTTATCGATTTTTGTTGTTTTTCTCTGTTTTCGGGTATGTTCATCCACCCCATTCGACATACATCGGAACAAAATTCACGTTTATGTTTCACACGTTCCGTGAATTTTGTGTCACATAACTTACAACACCTTTCCTCCCTAGTGGTCGTTGCTCTACATTCTGTAGAACAATATTTTCGACCCTTAATACCACGATACTCTTTTTCACACACCCCACAGACATTATCAGTGTATTTATTATACTCTATTTTACAAACCTTCGAACAAAATTTTTGTGTTCTCTGTTTTGGTGTAAATTCATTATCACATTGATTACAACTACTCATGGGGGTTAAATATTTATTAATGTTATACCTATGTATATAAATATAGGTATAAAAACAAAAAACTCCACTATTTTAGTGGAGTTTTAGGTAAATGTTTAGTTGTATTAGATGTTATCGAATGATGCCCCTGTTGGAGTCACGTTAAATTCTATCTCGATGAATTCCAATGTTGGAATCGGTTTCAAGAAGATTTTACCTCTCATTTCATTTCTATCTATCTCTTCAGGGTCATCAGAAAGTACTACTCTAAAGTCTACAAGACCTCTTTCTTTTCTAATACCGTCTAAGATTGGGTTAACTAAGTTTAAGAACTGACTTCTTACAATTTGGTCGTTTTGTTCGAACAATAGTCTTACGGCTACTGCTGACACTAACTTACGTGCTTGTAATAATAATCTTCTTATATTAATTCTATCTAATGCTGAATCCTTAACTTGTAAGTTTTTATTACCCCAAATGATTGTACCCTCGTCAGAGAAGTAAGCCATCGGATTAATTCTACCTTCATATAAAGTATCTCTTGCTTCCTCAGTTAATTTAACCCTTGGTTGAATAGCTTTAGTAAGACCTCTTGAGTAACCAGCGACTGCGAACCATGGGAAAGCAACGTTGTCAGTTAACGCGATGTTTCTTACAACCTCTAATGTTGGTGGTAACCATACGTTAATTGTGTTCTCAGAATCTCTCTCCTGAATCCATGGCCAATATGTACATGTGTAGTTTGAATCGATGTCAGCGTTATCAAGTAAGTCAACCATAGATTCAGCTGAAGAAACGTCTGAAGTACTAAAACCTAAACCTGATGTACTCGATACGTTATCATAAGTAACACCTTCAGAAGTTGTACAAATGTATAATGAATCAGCTCTATCTTCTTCAATCAAATCAATTGCTTCATTAACTAAATCTAAGTTATCTGTATAATCAAGACCTGGTGTAGCGAACACGTTAATGTTTACTGACTCAGGGTTTCTAAATGTATCTAAACCATCAAGGTAAGCGTAGTAATCTGATGTACCCTCAGTTGCCGATGTTAATGTGAATTGTCCATCAGTAGTACCGTTCGTGTAACCAGCTTTACCTACTTTATATCTGTCAGTGTTTGTTCTAGAAGTTCTATAACAATCCCATCCATCATAACCTAAGTAAGGTACGAATGTGAATTTTCTTGCGAATAACGATTCATAATCAGTACCTTCGATACCAGCTTCACTTGTGAATGGGAAGGACCCTACTTCAAAGTTACCAGCCACAGTAGCTCCTGAATCCATATGGAATCCTTTAGTTGTTGCTGTCCACATGTTCGGTGTAGAGTCATTAGTATGACCTTTCCAATTAAACATTGTTTGGTCAATACCAGTTGTGTTTGAAATTCCTAAGTATACTTTCTTAATTCTTTCATTCGTTGGGTCATAAACCGTTTTATAGTCGATGTAAGGTGCTTGAACACCTACAGGGTAATCTTTTACGATGTAACCTTCATAACCTGCTGGGAACGTATCGATTGCTGCGTTTTCATTAACAACAACCATAACATATTTACTTCTTAATATAAACTCACCATCAGCTGTACCTATTCTTCTAGCAACATAGTTGTTAGAAGTTGGGTCCATATTACATTTAGTGAATCTTTCTAAGATAGTTGGTCTAGCATCTAAATCATGAAATTGTCTCACAACAACATCAAATACTTTATCACCTGGTTTGATGTTTTGTATAGATATTTTAATTTCTCTGTTTGCTTCAGTACCATCTGAAATAGAAATTAATTTAAACATTTTTTGTACCTCAGAACCACGTAGTTCAGAAACAACCCAAGGAGTCTCGGGAGTTTGGTAACCTTGTTTATAGTTCTCAAAAGTAGTTGTTTGTGTAATAGATTCGTTAAGACCTAAGATATACCTATTGGTAATCATATCCTCTAACATTTGTGGGTAAATTTCTTCAACCCAAATATCAGTGTCTTTATCTTGACATTCCATACCGAACACACCTGACATATAATCTCTAGATGTTGTATCAAGTGATACAGTGTATTGTGTTGCTGCTGATACAGTGAACGACGCTAAAGGGTTAGTTAAAGCGTTTGTCATATCAGTTAATGCCACACCTGATGGTGATGTTCTAAACACTAACACATCTGAAGCGTAATCAGCTCTAGACCTTAATTGTGCTAATACAATACCATCATACTCTGTGTAAGCTGTCGCTGTATAAGTTGTAACGGTACCTGTCATGGTACCTTCATTACCACTAGTGATTGTGATTCCATCAACAACTGCTGACACACCACTAAACGCGGTACCAACAGTTCTTTCGAATACAATACCTTCAGGGTATGTAACAACGTCATTAGGTATTGACACACCATTAGAGTTTTCCCCACTTGGGAATAAACCTATGTTGTATAAATACTCAGCATCTAAGTCATCAAAGTTGTCATATGTCAACCCAGTGAACGACACAGTAAATGTTGATGGTGTACCTGATGAAATTGTACTAGGGTCGTAGTTCGCCCTAGATGTTATTAACCATGTTGAACCAGCATCATACCCGTTAAGTCCAAGGACTCTTGTAACGAATAATTGATTTGACTCAGTCAGGTAATGTTTAGCGACATACGATAATTCATATCTCGGCTTGTTATTAGAATCTTTCTTTGGGTTTAGACCACCGAAGATTGCTGTAAACTCATCATATTTAGAGATGAAGATAGGTTCGAAGGCTGGACCTTTTACGGTCTCACCAACAAGACCTAATGTTGTTACCCCAACTTGTTGGGCTACAAACGTCAAATCCTTTTCTGAGGTGAATACACCTGGTGATACAAATATTTTACTTGCCATTTTTTTGTCTTTATTTAAGTAGTTATTTAATAATAAATATGTTTTGGGAACCCAAAAGAATAAGCATGGTGTATAATACACCATTATAAGTGTGATAATTTTCTACCTTTCATCATACTTATAAAGTAAACAACCATGAAAAGGACAAAAAACTTGAAGATTACCCCCTTAACACATAAAATATTAAAGGACTATTGTGAAGAAAATGGTCTTAAGATGTTTGCGTTTGTCGAAAAAATTATTAAAGATAAGTGTGTTGACCCTAAGGATATCTATAACGAGGATTAACCTCGTTTCTTAATATTACCTTTAACTTCAGTATTAATTTCAACAATATCACCCTTCATACCGTCAAAGATTAATTTAGGTTTTCTCCTACCAACCAACTCATAAGTTTTACAGTATTGTAACTTAGCTGATTCATAACCTTCATCCCACCACTCAGACATTGCCTCTTTATTAAAGATTAATGAATTATTTGTTAATTTCCTCGGTGTGTAATAGAGGTTAATTTTAACATCACCTTTAATGGTAGCTTTAAGATTAACCAAACGAATGTCGTCACGACCAATTTCAGTCATCATTAAATCAATCGTTCTCAGTAAATAGTGGAATGGATTTCTAATCCTTTCAGGTGCTAACGGGTCATGTTCTTTTTTAAGTACAATAACATCAATTTCAGTGGCACCTCTATCGATAGCCTCTTGGATTGGAATGTTTTCTAAAATACCACCGTCCGCGTAATCGTAACCACCTTTAGTGACGTATTCCATAAAAGGGGGTACTGTTGAAGAAGCCAACATCCAATCCCCAAAATCCTTCCAACCATAATCATTTGTTGATTTAAATTCGGATTGTGCTAACGTTAAGTTTGTAACACAAGCCAATACCTCTTTATCTGAGTTTTTAATAATCTCAAAGTCACGTTCTGTCATAAACGTATTTATTATATCTCGTAGGTTAGATGCATCCCCGAAAGCGTTTTTACCCCTAATTATTACATTGTATAACACATTCAAATAATCAATCCCAACCTTAGTCGAACCATTAATATCTTTTTTAACTTTAAATGGGTTAACCTTAAATATGTCGTCTTGGGTTACAGAGGTGAAAGCCTCCCTCAACCTACTGAGTTCACTGATTGATAAGAACGGTACCAATAAACTCCCAGTTGATGTACCAATAAATAAATCGTAGTTTCTGTGTTCTTCTTCAATAAGGTATTGTGCGACACCACCACCGAATGCCCCCTTACTACCACCACCTGAAACTACTAATGCTTTCATATTAACCCTCGGTATTTGTAATTTCCATGTATGATATTGTTAGGTCTATTGAATTCACATCACCACCCGTTTGTGCCTCCAAGTAATCATTGTTCTCTAAAACAAATGTACCATCCAATGCTTGGTAACTTGCTGTTTGTGGTATTGTCACATCGTAAGACAATGAATATGTAGTTGCCTCACTACTATCATACCACCTTAGGTGGATTGATGTGTCACCACTAAATGTGTTAGTGGCGTGTACCGTCTTAACTAATAACTTAGTGTTAGTGGTAGCACTTAACACTGTTGTGTATGTACTTGTTATTGTTACTCCCGCGTTTAAATATTCCATTTTCTATTTTCTATTTTAATCATTACACCCCGAATTGACTATCTAAAGACACCTCAACTTGGTTTATCAGTAATTCACTGTCAGTGAAACTCATTGTCTCACTTTGTATAACATCGATTGTTAAACCAAATTTACTTTGAGGTGTGATTAGATGTAGTTCAACCTTATACATTTTATTAGGTGGTGTTTGACCACTTATATTAGGGTTTACTTCAGATAAACCCAAGACCTCAATCGTAGGGTTAATGATTTCAACTATCCCATTTAAAGATTCTATTATATATTTCATATCTATTTATTTAATTAAAGTGATTTCTACAGATGACAGTACCTACATTCGAAGATACTGTTGTATTTGTGAATAAGTTATTCCAGTTGGTTGCTGTTGGTACTGCGTTGGAGTTCCAACCGGCACTTCTAACAGAGCTATTAGCATTCATTAGGTAAATATGTCCAGTCGTATTGGCAGACCCAGCAGTACGTAGTATATTAGTATCACCTAAACCAGTACATACAGTGTATGCATCTACGATTGTCATCATGTGCCAATCGTTAAAACCTAAAGTTGTTAGTAATTGTATTGCGGCTTGTGAATCTATCCAATTTAAAGTCTCTGGTACTGGCTCGTCCAAATAATAACCTTTACCTGAGTAATTGTCAACTAAGTATCTAGCAATCGAACCATCTGAACCATCAAAAACAGTACCTCCTAAATTGTTGGTAGCACGTTCATAATTACTCCAATAATTTAATGTTAGTAGTTTAGTTTCATCAATGTGACTTAACACAGGTTTTACTCCCTCAACCACATAATCAAAATATGTTGTATTAGATAGATACCAACCCAAATCATGGAGTATAAATTGAGTAGTTCCGAACTTCCAATTTTCCCTAACATAACTTATGGGGTCTATAGGTGGTGTGGTATTTGTAATTTCTAAGTATGATATTGTTAGGTCTATTGAATTCACATCACCACCCGTTTGTGCCTCCAAGTAATCATTGTTCTCTAAAGCAAACACCCCATCCAATACTTGGTAACTTGCTGTTTGTGGTATTGTTACATCGTAAGACAATGAATATGTAGTTGCCTCACTACTATCATACCACCTTAAGTTGATTGATGTGTCACCACTAAATGTGTTGGTAGCTTGTATTGTCTTAACTAATAACTTAGTGTTAGTGGTAGCACTTAACACTGTTGTGTATGTACTTGATATTGTTGCTCCTGCACTTAAATATTCCATTTTCTATTTTAATATCCGTTAGTGATTATACTCACCATCTTATCCTCAATCACCTGAGTGTGATAACCTTTATTAGGTAAACCAACACCCACATATGACGAAGTCCCTTGAAACCAATCAACTAACCCGTCCAATCCATCCACAACGTTAGACTCGATACCGTACTCTTTATAATCAGCACTAAGTTTATCCGTTGTCTTAGCTAAATCGAGGGAATCGATAGGTGTTAACACAAATGATGCATAATTTTTAGCTAAACTCCACCTCTTCACTCTATTCAACTTACTCTGTGAAACAAACGTACCCCATTGTTTAAATTGTTCGTCGGTTGTTAGGATTTCATCTCTTTCATTTTGACCAACTAAATAATGTCTAACTGACATCAATTTATTGTTACTCGTTAATCCAGACCAAGGGTTTGTTCCCAAATATAGTTTAGACTGTTCTCTACAGAACAGATAGTCGTAATGTGATACACCAACGGTCATCCACGTCTCAACACTCGTAATATCACCATACCCAACATCCAAAGTTTCCTTTATTTGTATAGTCGGTTTACTATCCATGTCTGTGTCAGCCCCGTAATTTTTACCTATTTTTAATGTCATCTCCTATTTTATTATAAATACTAACAATTTATTGTACAAGCTGAGTACGTCAGTAATATATTATCCACCGCGAATGGTGGGTTACCCGATGTACCAGCGGCTGCGTCATCATGCCAAGACCAAATTAGTCTAGTGGTGGTAACACCTGACCACCCAGATAAATTTGTGTCCTGTGTGTACCAAGTTGTGTAATCCTGTGGTGTTATATACTCATCATTATAAAGACCTTCGATACCACCACCGATTTGACCAGGTGGTGCGTAATTTGTCCCAGCTACCGATGTGGTACCTGTGGTAGTGAATCTAACATAACCATAATCATAAGGTGTGGCTGTACCCTCACCAAGACATCTCCAATCAAAAGTTAATCGAAGTAGTGGGTCAGACCCGTTATTCCACCAATCCGTAGGTATTTCAAATTGTAATATTATGTGTGAATCAGCCGCACCATTATCTGTATACACGTTATCACCATTTGTTGCTGTACCAGTACCATTCGTTATATAGGCTGAATTAGTCCCACCACTAAGTGTGGACCTATCATCACCAACGACCCAATAGTTAGTTTCAGTACCATTCGATACTATCCATGTGTAGTTCGTCCCATCTATGAAACTAGTACCACCCTCAAAATCTTCGAATAATAATGTTTTCACATATGGTCCACTGTTCGGTGTTGGTTCAGGTGATAACCTACCTTGTGTTCTTTCTAAGAAATGTTGTTCTCTTTGGATATGCCCGATTGCTGTCCCCCCTGAGAGGAATCTACCATCATAACCTTTATACCCACCGTTAAGTCTACTACTCATTATGTGTTATATGTTAATTTTATATTCGCTATCGTAAACGATGGGTTATCTTGTATAGAGGAGTCTGACATAAAACTAAATGTTAAACCTCTTGTACAGTTCGTACACCATTCACCACCTGTTATTTCACCACTACCTATGGATATTTTTTCATAAACAAACCCATCGGATGATAAATTATTCGACCTACTTGCTGTGGGTGAATCACCCGTAAATCTACCACCATCATCATTAGGTGCTGTATCGGAACCAATAATCCTCTCCCACCCTACACCAACATCCGTGTAGTTAGCACCAGCGATTGGTGTGAATGTTGATGGGTTAAAGAATAATAAATAACCCATGTCGTAATTTAAGTAGGAAGTTACTAATGCACTCCTCTCCATAAAACCCGACCAATCAAACTCTAATGTTAAATCCACGGTTCCTGCTGGGATTAGAAATTCAAAATATAGGTGGGTGTAATTACTAGCATCATAATAATTATTCGTTGTGTTATTAGAAACAAAAGCGGCATAAGTACTACCTGATGGTATTGTCGTCGATAAACCACCTACATCACCAGTTCCTACATTCGAGTCTCTAGTATCCGTACCAACAATCCATGGGGATGTCTCAGCACCATTCACTACCACCCAAGTCCCTGTTTGTGGGTTAGAAAACCCACCCGAACTAAAATCATCCTCGAATAATATATTCCCAGATGGTGTGGGGTCGGTGTGTGTAAAATGCCCTAAACGTCTTTCTAAATAATATTTTTGTGCAGAAACGTTTCCGACGGTGGTACCGCTATATTGACCTCGTTTATCTAAACCTAGGTACCCACTATTTCCTTTAAGACTACTTAAACCCATTATGTTATGTTCATATACCAACTGAAAATCTTAGTTGCATCATTTACAGTGTTACCACCACTAGATTCAACGTTGACTGTTGTTGCGTTATTACTTATGGTAATTGTACCACCTGTGGAAGTCAACCCTTTAAATTGTAAATCATCACTAACTTTTTGTGCGTAAAAACCTGTTGTATCTAAGTTGGATGCTGTGTTGTCTTGACCAGCTCCAGCTGGTCCATTAACAACTATTGTGTCACCATTAAGGTCCACAGTTACATTAGTTCCACCTGATATTGAGTAGAATCTTAAATCGGAAGCTACCTTATCTTTCCAAAGACTTTGACCGAAACCAACACTAGATGCTGTATTCGACTCACCACCACCAGCGGCGTTCTCTATATTAACCTCAGTCCCATTAGTTGTGATAACAACTGTTGACCCTGTGGATGTTAATGTTTTTAATTGATTCTCAGTACCAACCTTTTGAGCGAACGTACCGATACCCCCACCAATGTTAGCCACCGTAGTTACTGACACACCCGACCAATCAACTTTCTTATGTATTGAATCGGTTTGGTCCCAAAACATTAAATTATCTGTTGGGTTCGGTGTTGTTACTTTTGTTAAATCGTTTATTGTTGTCTCTACACCAACGTCGTCTGTACCACCTAACCAAAATTTACTATACGATAAGTTAGGGATATCATTCGCTCTATTAGCTCCATGGACAGTGATAATACCCACCGTTGCGTCGACCTTTAACACCTGACCAATTTTTTGTACTTGTGTGTCACCAGTAGGTCGGATGTTTGTTAATGTACTAATAGAACTAACATACAACGGGTCTCTGATTGCCCAAGATGATGTGTCGAAATTATCATGTTGTCCAGACACTAATAACGTAGCTTGGACTGTTGTGTTACCTGTGTGAATGATAACACCTATTGCTGGCATCGTACCTGACGATGTTGTGGCATCAGCCAATTCAACACTAACCACGTCGAATGTGTCGTTCCACGATTTGGCGAACACTGGGTCACCGACATTTAAAGTACCAGCTGAATCCTTTAAACAATTATGAACAACATTTAAACCAATTAGTTCGGTTGTAATACCTGATAGACCACCATTTCTCCCTAATGTCAAGGTAGAATCACTAAACGTACTACCTGTCACATAAAAGTTTGTGTTATCTATGAATTGTGATAAATCTACGGTTACATCAGATAAACCTTGTGTCCTACCAAGTTCCAACGTGTTACCATTCATACTAGCTCCTGATACCACACCATCATTCGTATCATCGATGAATTGTGATAAATCTACGGTTACATCCGAAAGACCACCACTTCTAGAAAGTTCTAGTGTGTTGACATTCATTGTTGCTCCAGTTACGAAGTTATCTGTGTTGTCGAAGTATGCTGACGTATCTATTGTAACATCAACAAGTCCACCGTTTCTACCTAATACCAAGTCTGTACCACTTACGGTACCACCTGTTACGTATGAGTTGGTGTCATCTAATAAAGCTGACACATCCACAATAAATGAGGTTTCCGAACTATTACCACTAAAGAATAAATTCCCCGTGTTATATGTTCCACCAGACACAAAGGTGTTTGTATTATCTAAGAATTGTGATAGGTCAACAGTGACATCGGATAAACCACCTGAACGTGTTAACTCTAATACATTAACATTCATTGTCGCCCCAGTTACGAATCTATCCGTATTATCTAAGAATTGTGACAAGTCAGTTGTTAATGTTGGTAATCCACCATTACGACCTAACTCTAATGTATTACCATTAAGTGTTGAACCTGTAACAAATGTGTTTACATCCTCAGGTATTGTAACGTCTATCTTAATAACATCATTAATGGTTGTTAACGTTGTGTTTGTACCACCAGATAACGTTCTAAAATAGATATCCGTACCCGTGATACCACTAAAGATTTCGTGACCATCACCCACATTAATACCATTATCCACCTTAGTGTTCAGTGTTGTTAATGTGTCGGCTGTATACGTCGTAAATGTGGTGTTATCTACCTTACCACCTATTTGTGTTTGAACTGAACCACTATAAGAACTGAAATCAGTAATCTCAGATAATGTATGTGTGTGACCAGTATTAATTAAATTACTAAATGTTGTTTGGTGTGGGTTATTTGTATCCCCCGTATGAACCCAAAAATCAGTATTATTGGTTTTGCCTGTGAATAACGGACCTAAATCCACCCCATATGTAACTGGACCTAATATATTATTTTCAAACTCAATGGTGGTGTTGTTCAAGTTAGCTGATATCGTATACGAATCAGTCATCCCTGAAGTGAACCCACTCACGTTGAATGTTGTCCCACTATTTGTTGTGTATGTAACAACACCTGTTGAAACATCATATACACCACTTAAGACGAATATATCTGAAGCTAACGTAGCTAAGTTAGAAACATAACTAGGTTTACCGTTGTCTTGACTTAAAGTTAAATCGTATGTTGCTGGGTTGTATGTTAACCCTGTTACCGATGTATCTAAATCAATAAACTGACTAAGGTCCACTGTGACAGCTGATAAAACATCCGTTCTGTTAAGGACAAGTGAGGTACCAACCATGGCACCACCCGTAATAAAGTTATCGGTATTGTCAACGAATTGTGACAAATCGGTTGTTAATGTACTAAGACCACCACTACGACCTAACTCTAATACGTTACCGTTAAGTGTTGAACCCGTCACATAATAGTTAGTGTTGTCGATAAACTGACTAAGGTCCACTGTTACATCACTTAAACCACCTGAACGACTTAACTCTAAAGTGTTAATGTTCATTGTCGCCCCCGTAACGTAGTTATCGACATCATCGAAATACACGGACGTATCAATTGTTATATCAGATAAACCACCATTCCTACCAAGAATTAAGTTGGTCCCCGAAACCGTACCACCCGTCACATATGAATTAGTATCATCTAATAAAGCTGATACATCCACAATAAATGAAGTTTCCGAACTATTACCACTAAAGAATATGTTACCCGTATTATATGTCCCACCAGACACGTAATTATCTACCGTGGTTAGTGAAGATAGGTCGGTTGTTAATGTTGATAACCCACCATTACGACCTAACTCTAATGTATTACCATTAAGTGTTGAACCTGTAACATAATAGTTGGTGTTGTCTAATAAAGCTGACACATCGATAGATACGTCAGAAAACACACCATTACCACTAAACGTGATGAACCCATTAGTGTAGGTACCACCAGTCATGTAACTATCTACTGACGATATACCAATTAGGTTTGAACCATCACCGTAATACGTTCCACCACTAAATGTAGTGGCATTTATTGTTGGTATGGTTAACACACCATTATTGAATATACCACCTTCGAGGTTAACACCATCACTAGTACAACCAGTAATAAAGTCGACAGTAAGTCCATTACCACCACAAACGGTAAGTCCAGAGAACGAACCACCCGATGTGGACGCCTCGACTATAATATATTTAGTTACACTACTTGAACTATGACTCATATTAATTTATTATTGTACCCCTTAATTTCATCTCACTACTTAGTAAGGAATTTGTCCTAACGATAGTTAATGTTATTGAATCACCTGCCTCTACCGAAATAGGTGTTGAAACAATGATACCATTCACCCGTACAGTGTAGTTACTAACATTAGTAACCTCTATGGTATTAAATACAGACCTGTAGTCTGATTGGAACGTTATTTCCGTCGTTGATTTAGCTTGGAACTGAACAATAACAGTTGTATCTGTGTCATTCAGTGTATCATCTTTAATGAATTTAACTGTTGCTCGAGGTCTTTTATCACACAACTCAACGGACATAAATGTTCGTTCTAACGCTGGAACAACCTCAAACTCATCTTCATCAATCAGATACCCCATTAATCTCATTTCGTATGATTGTACGTAATATCTTTTACCATCTAAATTATCAACAGTACTTTCATCACCTATCGACTCTAACATCACAGGGAAATAGTGACCCTTAATATTCACATAAGCTTGTGCTGATGCGAAGTTTTGTAATACTTTTTGATTCAGTTTATTTAACTGTCTCATTTTATATGTGAATAATCTAACCGTGTAGGTTAAATCAACCCCAACAGGGTTAGGTATTTTATGTATGTCAACACCTTTCTTATTCCCATCCCACACAGGGATTCTAGCATACTCGAAAGTTTTCCTAACTGGAATCTTAAAATCAGCTGGGTTAGTACCAGGTTGTGCATCGGGTTTTCTAACTATCGATATGAATGGTATTTTCACATTCTTATAATTGTCAGAGTTTTGCCATGTTTTAACAAACTCTCGCCATCTAGATAGTGTTAAGAAAAGTACGGACACTTTGTCGTTATTGACGACCATCTCTAAATCATCCTCAACAAAACTAACAAACCCAGCATCTAAATCCGCGTGGTCTACACCTCGTGGTAAAAATGCTCTATTTTGTTCAAGGAATTGTTCTTGATATTCTCTAGGTCCATCATCTAAATCCCTCCCCTTAACATTTAAATTGTTCTTTTTCTTCTTTGGTAATGCCATTATATTGGTGGATTAAATTCATCTAAGTCAGCCGTAACACAGGTTATTGACCTGTAATATGACTTATAACCTAGTCTTGTATGTGTGTTATCTGAGTTCACCCTACCATCATCACTCACTGTGAAGTATTTGATATTATCTTCCCTATCTGGGTATCCGATATAATCACCGTAGGAAATATCAACATCTAATTCTTTTAGGTGGTCCATGAACACGGTAAAACTCAAGTTACCATAATCAGAGTATTGTACGTGACCACCCGCGTATGATGTGTTAGGTACACTAGGTTCTAGTGTTATCCTAACATTAAGTTCTTTAGGTGCCTTAAATTTAATCTTATCACCATCCACTTCACCATAGACATCATCACCCGTTTTCTCACTTTCGATTTTATCTACTTGGAATAGAACAACGACTATATTGAGGTCACCCTCTATATATTCTCTTGCCATTTCGTTCTCTAATGAGAAGTCTGTCTCATCGTAGAATTTATTCATACGTGAGATTGGGAATTTTTTCTTTGCCATGGTTACAACGTGTTTTAATATAAATATTTAGTTTTTACCTATTCCATTTAATTTTTTCACTTCTTTATTATATTTCTTTGACAAATATGTTAGATTTATCTAAACTTAAAAATAGAACCGTTCTTTTAAAGCTAAAAGAATATGATGGTCCGAACGAGTATATACATAGATTACGTATGGATGCTCTTAGGGGGAAAGTGTTACTTACCCTCACTCAGGTTGCCTATATAAATGATAATTACACAACGGAACCTATTGAAATAGGGAAAGTGGTTGATATTACATCTTTTTTTGGTGAACAATTACAAGAGAAGTGGGAATTAAAACACACACCCGAAAGAATTCTTGTTGAGATGTTATTAGCTGAAAGTGAGAAAGCTTACCATATAAAAGGTAAATTATATAAAAATCAAAAGAAATCAGAACTTTATTTCATACCAAAGACACAACTTAATTCAGATTTATTCGAGGACGAGGTTATCGATATTGATGTGGATTTTGAACGACTGAATAATATGTCCACATTGGGTAGGAAATTATTCAAACATCAAGAGGGGGCTGTAAAATTTTTATTACGTAAAAAGAAGGGTATTTTAGCTGACGATATGGGGTTAGGTAAGACAGCGAGTAGTATTGTAGCCTCTATCGAGGTTGATGCACAAAAGGTGTTGGTGGTTTGTCCATCTAACGCTAAGGTAAATTGGAAACGTGAGATACTGAATTATGGTGTATTAGATGATGATATTAATATTATATCTGGTAAAAACTGGGTTAGTAATGGTAAATATACAATAATTAATTATGATATTCTTAAAAATTTTCACACACTAGTCGATGGACGAAAGAGGTATGAAGATGGTGAGATTAATAGGTCGTTAGTTGAAGAAAATTTTGATTTAGTGATATTAGATGAATGTTTCACATATAACACAATGGTTACAACTGAAATGGGTAAGTTACCTATTGGGAAAATTGTTGATGATGATATGGATGTGAAAATTCTTAGTTACAACCTTGAAACAAATAAATTAGAGTATAAAAAAATTAATAGATGGGTATCTAAAAAAACAAAGAACACTTTGTTAAGAATAAAACTTCACAACGACATATTTATAGACTGTACACCGAATCATAAAATATATGTAAAAAATAGAGGATATGTTAAAGCCGAAGAAATTAGAGAAAACGACGATTTGTGTTATTTGTCAGAAAGAATTAACGAAAAGACAAATGTGCAAGGGGGGTCGGTATTGTTCGAGAACGTGTGTGAACAACGACACGGAGATGAAAAAAAAATCGGGAGAGAAAGTGAGTCAGAGTCACATGGAAAACCGAAAGACAATTGTATGCGAAGTATGTGGGGTAGAAAAAAGGGTGGTACCATCCTCAACCCAAAGATTTTGTTCAACAAGTTGTTCAGCCAAGTGGAGAGTGACACAGGAAGATATATCGGAAAAGATAAAAAAGAGTTTACCGAAAGAAAGGCGTTCACAAATATCGAAAGATATGCACAAAAAACACCCACACATTGCGAAACTAACATCGGAAAGAATGAAAACAAACAACCCAATGACGAACCCAGAAACAGTGGAAAAAATGAGACAATCATTAAAAGGTCGAACATTTTTAAGTCGTGGTGGGAATGGGAAATTAACAAAACAACAAAAGATAATACACGAACTATTAGGTGGGGTGGAAAACGGGTGGATAATGGAATATCCAATAAAAACAAAGGAAGTATGGGGAGAATTCCAATCCTTACCAAATTGTTACAGTCCAGATATTGGAAATCCATCAATAAAACTAGCTATAGAAATAGATGGGAACAGTCACAAGACCAAGAAATGGAAATTCTTGGACAAGAGGAAAACAGCTGTGTTAGAACGTTTAGGGTGGAAAGTGTTACGGTTTTGGAACGAGGAAGTGGACAAGAACCCCAATATGATAATAGAGGATATACAAAGGTTTATAATTTAGAAATAGATGATAATCACAACTATTTTAGTAATGGTGTGTTGGTTAGTAATTGTCACATGGTTAAAAATCAGAAGTCACAGAGAACCAAAATTATTAATGAGGTGTCTGAAAACATTGACCGTAGATGGTTATTAACAGGTACACCAATTGCTAATAGACCGATGGATTACTATAATCTACTATTCTTATGTGATTCACCAATCACATCTAATTGGCAATACTTCGCTTTTAGATACTGTGAGGCTAAGAAATTCTATAAGAGAACTAAGAATGGTGGTTCTAGGCAAATATGGTTAACGGATGGGTCATCTAATTTAGAGGAATTACATAATAGAACTAAGAAATATATCCTAAGAAGGATGAAGGAGGACCACCTAGACTTGCCTCCGAAGATTGTGGCACCTTATTATCTTGAGATGGATGATATGAAGGCTTACAACTCAGTATTCGATGAGTACCTTGAATGGGCCAAATCTGAGGGTAGAAGTCTTGGTACTGGTAGACACATGGTTGAGTTAGGAATCCTTAGAAAGTTTATCTCACTCAAGAAGGTTGAACATAGTATCGAAATAGCACAACAGGCTATGGACCAAGGTAAGAAGGTTATTATCTTCACATGTTTCACTGATTCATTTAATGCTTTGATGTCACACTTCGGTAAACTCGCTGTGGGTCATAATGGTAAGATGAATGGTAATCAGAAACAATCATCAATTGATAACTTCCAAGAGAACGATAAAGTAAAGGTATTTGTTGGGAATCTTGTGTCAGCAGGAACAGCTATCACATTAACAGCGGCGGAAGTGGTTATAATGAATGATTTAGATTTCGTCCCTTCTAACCACGCACAGGCTGAAGATAGGGCATATCGTATCGGAGCCACAAAAACGGTTAACGTATACTACCCAATATATGAGGGTACCATAGATGAAATGATGTATGGTATGTTACAAAAGAAGAGACAAATTATTAATACGATTATGGGTGAGGACCACGAGGAAGTTAACATATCGGAAGATTTCATCAACCAAATTACGTTATCTTAACAAACAATTTCAGATTTAGTGATACTATCAACAACATTAATATATAGTTCCTCCCTGATTGGTGTGATTAATGATGCACCATCATCTAAGAAATCTAACCTAAATTCAGCCTTATAACAACCAACCTTCTTGGTGTCCTTTAGTTTGAATTGGTATCCGATGTAAAACTCTTCACATTCAGTACAGTTAACTTTTTCTACTGGGATTAATATCCCTTGTTGGTTATACACCCTCGGAATACCCTTTTCATCGACCATGGAGAATGTTACAGCTGCATTCTCCAGTCTATCGAATATCTTCTTATAGTCGTATCTACCGTCATTTACCACCTTCATCTGTAGAATTGGTAATGTTGAATCTTTTTTTATGAAAAAATGTTGTGCCATGGTTATAAATATTGGTTAGTTTAAGTTATGCCTCTTCTTTATAATATTTTAAAAACCCCCCATTAATATAAAGGGACCCTGGTTGTGGGTTTTCCGTGTTTGTGATATATATACCACCCTCACTTATCACTGAAGATTCTAATGGTGTTTCCAATAGGTTACCTTCGTAATCATACGTATCACCACCAACACTAAAACTAAAGTTATGTGGTGATGTCACCATGTAATCAATACCACCCTGAATGGTATCGAACCCTAATAAAATTATGTATTCCTTTTCTATCATTTTTTTAATATATTAAATCGGTTAATGTTGTTATAGTACCTTTAAGGTCGAATATATTGTAACTAGTGTTTACTGTAGTATTTGATGATATTACAGATGTTACCCCTGTGTACGCTATAGATTTTGCCCCTGGATAAGATGATATTAATGTAGAGTTAACAATTTGTAAGTTACCGTTATCAGTTGTGTTATAAGCAACTGTTGACCCTGACCCTAAATTAATGATATTCGAATTATTAATGAAAATGTTATTATCCTCACCATCAACGACACCGTTGGTGTTATTCGTTAATCTAACATAAGAGTTATTAAGTCTACCAGTACCAAGGTTTACACCACTATTACCAAATACACTACTTGTTGCCCCGTCTACCGTTGATTCGATATGAACACCATCTAAGTTAATAATACCACCATTTTGTGGTAATGCAACCTCAGTAGCAAAATTCCCAGTTATTCTACCAGTATAATTAGTTGTACAAACACCATTCCCCTTAAATAAATAAGTTGATGTAACACCAGTCCCTAACATAGAAATGTTACCATTTATATTAACAACATTTCCAGCAGCAATAGATGATATAAATCTTCCACCACCACTATTAGTGTTTGTTGTGATATTACCATTAAAATTCAGAACATTACCTGTGCTACCAACAACAAATATACCAGTAGTATATGTATTAGGTGATAAATCATATAAATTAGAATCCATATTTAAGGTCCAACCACCACTACCACTTGTTGACATCACTGAACCTTGGTAACCGAATGGTGTGTAAGCGTTACTATAGTAAACATTATCAATATTAATATCTATAACACCACTTAAATCTTTAAGTAACATAAATTGTCTAACACAACGTACCTCACGACCACTAAAACTTATACTTGCATCACTATTATCACCTCGTATATAAAGTGGGTAGGCTGTATTAATACCATAACTTCTAAACTTAACGTCCGACCTAAACTCTAGTGGATACCCATTACTCTTTATATAGTAAAGACCACCAGTCCATGATTGTCCACCTAAATAATCGGAATATTCTTCTTCTGATGTGATTGTTACTATTGATTGACCCACATCATATCGAACTATTAAAACAAGGTCATTGTGATGTGATGTTAATTTTTTAACTTCAGCGTGAAATATAGAACCGAGTGTTGAACCATCATCATCATAATAAAAAAAGTTAGCCCCATTTGATGAATCAGCCCCATAACCAAATTGTTCATATTCTAAGTGTCCTAAAACAGTACATGTTTCACCACTTGAACCCGATGGGTTAAATAGGGCCATATTCGTACCTGTAACTGTCTGATTATGGAATATAATCTTTGTATTTGGTGAAAAGTAATATGTCACACCATCTTTCCATAAATTAACAAGAGTGTCTACTTGTCCAGTATATGGGTTCCCATTTGTATCTCTATTATCATAAACAATTGTCTGAGGTAATACATAAATCGTATCACCTGATGTTGACGCTGACTTAGCTATATGAATGTTAACGTATGGTCGAAGTGGGTTACCCTTAATCGCGGTAGAGTCATCACCTGTGGATGATACAAATAAAACATTCCCATAATAATTACCACTCGGTGATAATGAACTTAAATCAACCGTTATTGGTGATAGACCTTGGTTTCTATCCAACTCCAATGAATCGACGTTTAATGTAGCACCCGTAACGAAAGTATCATCAAATGTAGCACCCGTTATACGACCATCGATATAGTCGGTTATGGCGTCCATTGTTTGGTGTCTTGTATTTGGTGTACCGTTAGTTGTCCATATTGGGATTAAATCTGTACCTAATATAGGGTCCGTACTCGGAGTTAACTGGTCTATTCTTTTATTTGCCATGTTTTAATGTTTATTATAAATATCCACAAAATAACTATAACAAAAGAAAACACTAATGGTGTGTGTTTTTTATATCACAAACAACTAAAGTGTTAGACATTATAAAAAAAACTTATTACCTACATGTGATATTTATGTAAAGATGGACACTTTAAAGAAACTAGAAATACAAAAACTACTCAAAGAGTACGACCTACTTAAATTAGAGGAACAATACAAAAAAGAGGTTATAGATAAATTCACATCAAAGTTCATTGATGAGGTGTATTGTGGTGTTAAACAACCAAGTGAGGAAGGTGAGGTAAAACCGACGATTAAAACAACAAAAGCCATTAAAAAAATATCTGATGATAGTCTAACACCAGAAACTAAAAAATTAATGAAAAAACTTTTTAGGGATGTGATGAAAAAAACCCACCCCGATGCGACAAACACAGATGAGTTTGTGGACCTATATAATTCAGCTAAATTAGCTTATGAGACAAATGATTTAATAGGGTTATCCGTAATAGGTAATGAATTAAAAGTGGAAGTAAACCTTAATGAAGGTCATATTAACACATTAAGGCTATTATTAGACAAGGAAAAAGAAAAGTCTATCGATTTTAAAAACTCATATTTATGGTTATGGGTACACACTAAAACGGATGTGGAAAAAGAAAAAATTATACAATTATATGTAGAAAGGGTGATTAAAAATTAAATCTTTAACACATTTTATTATATTTATATACATAGAAAATACACACAACCATGGAAAAAACTAAAAACTACAAAACAACAGATTTATACCTAGCAGCCTTTTTAAAACTAAATGACCAAAAACTGAGGGTCGAGAAGGTTAAAGGTAAAACCAATTTTATATTCACATCTAATGACGAGTTATTGGTTCTGGTTAATCTTTATTTAACGGAAGAGGGTAGTTGTACACCATTAACCTACACAAACTCAATAAAAAACCTTAAAAACTTAATTTACAATATTTAAGTTTTTAATTAAATTTTGTAAATTAAGTCTTTTTAGAGATTACCACATATTTATATTAGGTGATTACACAATGTGTACACTTATTTATATTTAAATTCGTATCTTATTTAAATTACTACCAGGTGGGGTGATGATACACCCTTACACCAATCCAATATTCATATTTTTATTTATCAACCAAAAAGAAAATTCATATTTTTTTTCTTTGTGTGAACGAACATATTATAATAAAAATCAAAAACAAAAATTATGGCACCAAAAATTAACAATACTAAAATAGTATTAAATAAACAATCGGATTTAGTCTTAACTAACGCTGAAATCATCTCACCATTAGGTATCACGAAAAATGATATACCTGAATTAGTGGGTGATATACGTAATATAGTATCAGCTATCGACGCAAACAAAGTGTCTTCTGAAGAGGCTGATGTAACTGAAACAACTAGAGCGAAATTAGCTGAAACTGGATTACAGGAAGATATCAAAGCAAACAAAGTATCTTCTGAAGAGGCTGATGTAACTGAAACAACTAGAGCGACATTAGCTGAAACTGGATTACAGGAAGATATCAAAGCAAACAAAGTATCTTCTGAAGAGGCTGATGAAACTGAAACAACTAGAGCGACA